ATCATCGTTTCTCAGTAGGAGCTATCGCTCATTCTACTATTTACTTGGGCAAATTATAGGAATCTAATTATGTCAGATATCAATAATCTGGAATCTCAAATCAGTTGTATGGCTTATGCTATTTATGCAGAAGCTAATACACAATCGTTACAAACAAAACATGGTGTTGGATATCTAATCCTCAATCGTGTCAGGTCTCATAAATTTGGTAAAGACATTTGTGATGTAGTATATAGCAAAGGTCAGTTCATTGGTATACAAGATATGCTTACCAATAAACATGATGAACCATCTTTAGAAGACTTACTTAAAACTAAACTTATTGCATTAAATGTGTATTATGGTAAAGTAACAAATCCTGTCGGTCGTTCATTATACTTTCATGATGACTCAATTGACATGAAGCATGTGTGGGGTAGGAAAGCTGTTAAACTTGACAATCTTGTATTTTATTAGGAGACAATTATGGCTGATGATTATGATAATCATGAACAACTTGAAGGTCAAATAGATCAAGAAGAAGCACACTTCTATTGGACTATTCAAGAGTTTCAAGACTGTATTGACAAATACGGTTGTGCATTTGTATTAAGTAAAATGAATGACAATATTAAACAACTTATGAAGGAGAAATTAGATGTGTAATCATGAAGAAGACTTTCGTGGTGTTGCAAAGTATAAACATAAATATACAGCAGTCGATAGATACATCATAGGTATCTGTTTACTTAGCTTAACAATCGCTGTTGGATTTATGGCTGTATGTTTTTATCAACTTGTTTCAAGCCTATGAATGCAGCACGGATGGTGCCTGCATTCTAGGCACTGCTATTAATCATAAAGGAAATCATATATGAAACCATATAGTTATAGTGAGTTCAACAATAGGTTTAATATGTTTGGTTGGTTACATCCTGACATACGACAAACCTATTGGACTAAAGAAGATAATCAATGGGACTATCAAGAACAGGCAACTGTTCGTAAGACCTTTACATTATCTACACTTTGGTACAAAGATACAAGAGTATTACAATTCTATACCAATGACGAAGGCAATGGCAGCAGACGATTAAGTGTATATAATTTCTATCGTGAAGCTGCTCATGAAACAGACCTTGTAACAAGTGCAAGTTATAGAATCAATGCATCAACTGTTATTGATGCGTTGTATTACAAAGCTAATGCACCTGTGTTCTATAATCAAAATGGTACATTAAAGAAAGGGTTCTGGGGTGCTTTGCGTAGACGACTACGCTCACAAGCTATGCGTACTAGTTGGGTAACTAACCTTATGTTACAAGAAGCAGTAAGAATAGCAGAGTCAACTACAAGTGACATAACTATTCAAGACTATCTTGTTGATAAAGACATACCAACTTATGCATACTATCAAGATGAGTTAACAACTGAATATCATGTTGATGGTAATCAACGACGCATACGACTTGGTTCTACTAGTTGGACTGAAATACATAAGTCTACTGATCCAAGGTTATATGGGTATACATTCAATGAACGACATGACATATGGCTCAAGCCTGAGCAATTCTTTCATGGTGGTGAGATATATAATCGTAATGAAGTAGATATTGCTACATGTTCTTCATGTGGTAATGAATCTGTTACGGAACTTATGATTGATGGTGTGTGTCATCATTGTCTTGATGCCACATTTAAAATACATAACTATTCAACACGAGTAGAAAGTATGCTCAAGTTCAAAGCTACTAGGGTTAGACCTAATACTGTTTACCTTGGCTGTGAATTAGAATACGAAACTAACAATCGTAATCGTGCACAACTTGCAGTAGGTAAACTAATGCATGGTCATGCACTTATGAAGTCTGATGGTTCTATTCGTAACGGCTTTGAAATTGTTACATGTCCAGCTACATTAGATATACATCTAGATATCTTTAAGAAATTCTATGACAACATACCACCTGATCTTAAGATAGAAAAGAATGTAGGTATGCATGTTCACATCAGTCGGAAACCCTTGTCGCAGTTGACTCTTGGCAAGATGACTGAGTTTCTTAATCGTCCAGAAAATAAACTATTCATTGCATTTATAGCAGGTCGTACAGATAATCAATATGCTCGTATGGATAGTGGACGCAATGTTACATATGCATGGCGTAACAAGAATGGTGGTGACAGATACAATGCACTCAATCTAAACAATCAGAACACAGTAGAAGTTAGGTTGTTTGCTACACCAATGAACTACAAAGAGTTTGCATCTCGCTTACAATTTGTACAAGCATTAGTTGACTATTGTATGCCTGCTCAGTCTAATGAATCCCTCAAGAAACAAACTCATTACGAAGCATTCATGGGTTGGTTATCTAATCGTAAGCGTATGTTCCCCGAACTTAGTTATCATTTAAAGGAGTTTGTATAATGTGTATTGCAATCTATAAACCAGAAGAAAAGATTATCAGTAAAGCAACATTACAAGAATGTTATTCATCTAACCCAGATGGTGCAGGCTTTATGTTTGCTGATAACAAACAATTAAATATTGAGAAAGGTTTCTTTAGCTTTGATTCCTTTTACAATGCATACAAGAAACATCAAGATAAAAAAGTTGTTATTCATTTTAGGATTAAAACTCATGGTGAAATTAATAAAACAAACTGTCACCCATTCGCTGTCAATAGCAGTCTGGCTTTTGTGCACAACGGTATTATTAATGGGCTTGATGGTGATAAGACTTTGTCTGACACTATCCACTTCAATGAACAAATACTTCAACCGTTAGTAAACAAATGGGGTAACTTAGCTTTATTCCAAGATCCTATGATTAACCTTCTTGAAACTCGTATTGGTTATAGCAAGCTTATCTTCTTAGATAGACATGGTAACCATAAGATTATGAATGAACACAAGGGTGAATGGGATGATGGCATATGGTATAGTAACAACAGTTACAAACCTTATGTCCCACCAGTTACAACATCATGGCTTAATGATACATACAACTATGGCAACTGGCGTAAACCTGTAGCTATTACTAAACCTAAACCTAAAGTAGTAGCAATAGGTGCAATGGTAGAATTACTAGAAGATGTAGCAGATCCTGGTACTCTTACAGTGTATGAGACTGGTGAACTATGTGAGATAGTTGCAGTTAATAAAGACTTTACATGTGATCTAATGCATGATGGTTACAATGGTAAAAGTTCTTTTCTTTATAATGTTCCTTATCATTCTTTATCTTTTATAGATGAGTTTGAAGATGACTCTATTGATCCAGTAGGTATCCCTGCATATCAACAATATGCATCACCATCTTTATTGAAAGGTAAATCTAAATGAGTCTTAAGATATTTCCTTACAAGTTAGGTAGTGTGTCTGCTAAACGATTGGCTAGAACCCTTGGTACTCTAAGGGTTTCACCATCGTATAATGCTAGACGCAAAGATGTAATAGTTAACTGGGGTAACTCTGCACCACCACACTTTAGGTGGATGGAGCAAGACTTAAACAATCCGCATGCCATCTCATTAGCTAGTAACAAACTTAATACATTCTTAGAGTTTCGTAACAAATCTTTTACTGATGTACCAGACTGGACTACTAACCCTAACGAAGCTCAACACTGGCTTGACTTAGGGCTTAAAGTATATTGTCGTACAACAACTAGAGGACACAGTGGTAATGGTATAGTTATATGTAGTGATGGTGATAGACTTGCGTATGCACCACTATATACATTACATAGTAAACATAAGCACGAGTATCGTGTCCATGTATTCCGTGGACAAGTACTCGATGTTCAAATGAAGCGTAAGCGTAATGGTGCCGGGGGCGGCACAGGTATTCGTAACCATGCAAATGGATGGGTGTATGCACGGGCAGAAATCGCCCCGTCCGAAGAACTACTATCATCAGCCTGCAAGGCTGTGAAATTATTAGGGTTAGATTTTGGTGCGGTGGACATCGGACACAGAGTCATTGATAATAAATTCTTTGTATTCGAAGTTAATACTGCCCCAGGATTAGAAGGAACAACGCTTGACAAGTATTCAAAAGCCATTTATAATTACTATAGGAGTCTATAATTATGTCAGTAGAAATTGGTAATTTCGTATCATTCTTTGGTATTGAAGATAACTTTCAACATGTAACACTTAAAGACATTGATCGCTTTGTTGATGACGCTTCTTGGTATGAAGTAGAAGATGTGGGTGATACTTGGCTAGATGTTAGAGCAAGAGATGGTGTTAGAACTATCCATGTTGATGAAGCTTATGACGAATATCAAGTGTTTACTAAAGAAGGTCTTAGAGAGCATTTAAAAGAAATGCTTACTAATAACAATCATGCTGCAGTAATTGCTAAAATTAGACAACTATATCGTAAACAAGAGTTTCAATTTAAAGGAGTATAACGGTGAGATGTTTAGCTTGTAACAAAGCGTTAAATGATTTCGAAGCTACACGCAAGTCGGCAACGACTGGCACATATGTAGACTTATGTAATCATTGTTTTCATGATGTTGAGTATGACATTGAGTCTCTCGAACGAGAAGACTTAAGGGAAACTAACGATGTCGAAGACGAGATAGAACTTGATGACTTACAGGGAGATTTATTTAATGGTGTCGCGGAATAATATTACAGGTGATAGGCTTATTAATAAAAGACTATCTAAAGAAGGTGAAGATAATTGGGATCGTATCTTTAAAAAACAAGGCATTACTTTAACTGAAGAAGAGTTAGCTAATGTAGAAATTATTGCTGATATTGTACAACATCATCATGATAAAAAACAATTAGCTGAGTATGAACTTGACAAGTCCACGGGTGAAGTGATTAAGAATTATAAGCCGTAGAACGCAGGGCATCCCACACGGGTGCCTGCATTCATACGGTATGTAATTACTTATTCATTACATACATTGTAACTTCAAAACCGAAACGCATTTCTGTAGCAGCTGGTTTAGTCCACATGATATTTTCCTTTATGAAAGTTAATATAGAATTTTCATTCTATACAACTATTATAACATAATGAATGAAAACAATCATGCGTGTAACTCTTAACTTAATCTAAGGATATTCATGAGTAAATTTATCGGTCATATACCTTGTCCAAGTTGTGGTAGCAAAGATAACTTGGCAGAATATGACGATCATTTGTTTTGTTTTGGATGTAAATATTGGAAGTCTAAGAACACAATCGAAGGAGTTCGCAGAAGATTGCTGACAATCGACGAAGAATGTCCCAATGATTTAAACTTAGATTTAGTACTTGACATTCCTAAAGAAGCAATGCAATGGCTTTTACAATATGAAATAACAAGTAAAGATTGTGAGACTTATCACATTACTTGGTGTCCGTCAAGGAAAGCTTTAGTACTTGTGTACCTACCACACTATTACCAAGCTAGAAACTTTAACGAAGGACCTAAGTACTTGTCTAAAGGAAACAAACCCTTGCTATTCTATGGTAACAGTGATACAATAGTTATAGTAGAAGACGTTTTATCTGCCATAAAAGTTAGTAAAAGTAACAATAGTTACACAGGGTGTCCTCTACTAGGTTCAAGTATGCCTCTAAAACTTACAGAAACCATCCTAGAACGCTTTAAAAAGGTTTGGGTATGGTTGGATAGGGATAAAGCAATTGATGCCGTTAAAATGGCTAGAAATTTAAAACAGAAGGGTATTGATGCTGATGTTATTATTACAGATAAAGATCCTAAAGAGTATAGCACACACGATATAGACTTGATTATAAAGGATAAACAATGAAACAACCTGACGCTTGGCTGTATGAAGAGTATGATACTACTGGAGCACTCCGTGCTAAATACCTTTGGTCATTCCTTCCTGCAGATTTACAACAGATTACCAGACTCAAAGACGTGCATCACTTTGTGCTCACGCCTTTGTATCTGGATGTGAATGAAAGAAAAGTTTACAATAAAGAAAATAAATACAACAGTAAGAAATTAACAGAAGCTTTTTGTGGTCTGTAGAAAGGAGTTACATGGTAGAGAAACAAATCATTAAATTGTTTTGTGAAGACGTAAATCTCTTTACAAAGTATTACAAGTATGTTAACATTAATTATATAAAGATTAATTATAATGATATATATAAATTATTTAATATAGTATCATTATACTATAGTAAATATAATACTAGTACTACTATTACTAATAATGAATTAGAGATATTCTATAATAGTAATTACTTATTACGTGATCAAGAAAGAAAAGAACTTAGTGTTCTTTTAGAAGACATCTTTAATCAAGATACTACTAACAAGGGTATCATTGTCTCATTACTAGAAGAACATCGTAGACGCTCACTAGCAGGACAAGTAGCTATGATGGCATTAGATGTAGAAGGGGGTAAGAAATCTACTGAAGATCTTCTTAATTTATTTAATGAGTTTGAACATCAAGAGGTTGAGTCTGATGACATTAAACCTGTTGATATGGATTTGGAAAACTTATATGACACACAGATTTCAACTCCTGGTTTACGCTGGCGTCTTGATTGGCTTAATAAGTCTCTTGGATCTTTGCGTAAAGGTGATTTTGGTTTTATCTTTGCTCGCCCCGAGACAGGCAAGACTACGTTTCTTGCGAGTGAAATTACGCACATGGTGGGTCAAACTACTGGTGATGTACTATGGTTTAATAATGAAGAACAAGGAAAGAAAGTTGGCATTAGAGTATACCAAGCAGCCCTTGGATTACCATTAAGTGAGTTGTTTAAAGACAAAGTTATGAGTAAAATACAATACAATGAACTAACAGGTAATCGTATTCATATCTTAGACTTTGAAGATTCAAGTAGCAAAGCAAGAATAGAAGCAGTACTTAAACAATATAACCCAGCTCTTATTATCTTTGACCAGATAGATAAGATCCGTGGTTTTAAAGGAGAAAGAAATGATCTTGAACTTAAGCAGATTTATCAATGGGCTAGAGAGATTGCTAAAACATACGCACCTGTCATCGCTGTATCGCAAGCATCAGGCGAAGCGGAAGGCAAGCTATTTCTAACAATGGATCAAGTCGACGGCTCCAAAACGGCTAAGCAGGGCGAAGCCGATTGGATCCTAGGGATAGGTAAAGAACAAGATAACCTTAGTCGTAGTAGATATTTTAATATCTGCAAGAATAAACTAGTAGGTGACACTGACACCTTACCTGATCTAAGACATGGTTCTAAACAAGTATTAATTAAAGCAGACATTGCAAGATACATTGACATTTAAATTAAAGGAGTATCTATTTTGAATAATGATTTTACAGAAGTTTTAAAAGCTAGACCTGACTTGAACAGAGCAGACATTTATGATATAATAGATCTAATGGGTCCTAATGAAACCCTTCTTGAAGCAGTAAATAAATACTACCCACTCAACCAAGGAACTGGCGATTGCGCAGCTTAATCTTAGATGTTGAAACAACCATAAGCAACAAGGGCAATCCATTTGATGAAAGGAATAAACTTTGTTATGTTGGACTCTATAGTACTGATGGCACTTATTTATACGACATTGATTATAGCGGAAGTCCTAACAGAGAAAGACTTGACGCTATACAAAGAAGCATCGACAGCCACGATACTCTTGTTGGCTTTAACATTAAGTTTGACTTGCATTGGTTAAGACGCTATGGAATTAATTTTATGGATAAGCGTATTTGGGATTGTCAGTTGGCTCATTTTATACTTACGGGCCAACAATATCCCTATCCAAGTCTCAATGGTGTTGCTGACTACTATGCTTTGGGTAGTAAACTTGATATCATTGCTACTGATTATTGGAAGAATGGGATAGATACTGACAAGATACCTAAAGACTTGTTAGAAGAATACCTCACACAAGATTTGCAGTTAACGCAAAAAGTGTATGAGAAACAGATGGAAGAATTTGCAGTTGGCACAAAACAAATGCAAAGACTTCTTAGCTTACATAACCAAGACTTATTAATATTAGAGGAGATGGAATACAATGGTCTTAAATTTAATGAAACAGAGTGTGTTAGGCTTGGGGAAGAAACTACAAAAGATATTGAACGTATTGATTCAATCCTTTATACTTATCATAAGCTTCCTGAGTTTAATGCTAATAGCACTGAACATATTAGTGCTCTTCTCTATGGGGGATCTATTAAAGTCAGACGTCAAGAAGTTATTGGTACTTTTAAAACAGGGACTAGAGCGGGCTTACCTAAAAGCCAATGGAAAGAATACGTCATAGAGTTTGAACGTTTGGCTAATCCTCTTAAAGGTTCTGAACTAGAAAAAGAAGGTTACTTCTCTAATGATGAACAGACATTACGATCATTAAAAGGTAGTAAACAAGCTAAAGAATTAATAGAACTTATCTTAGCTAGGGCTACATTAGAGAAACGATTATCTGCATACTATGAAGGATTGGTAGTACTACGCAAGACTATGAACTGGAAAGAAGGTACACTACACGGTGTTCTTAATCAATGTGTTGCTAAGACAGGAAGACTATCGTCTACTAAACCTAACTTACAGAACTTTGATGGAGAAATTAAACAACTATTTGGGAGTAGGTATGCTGTTACAAGCTGATGCTAAAGCACTAGAATGGGTATGTGCAGCTTATCTATCACAAGATCAAACTGCTATTAAGGAGATATGGGATGGGACAGATCAGCACACGGATAATCAGGTTAGGTTCGGTTTACCTTCTCGTCTCATTGCTAAGACATTTGTATTCAGACTCATCTATGGTGGCAGTGCTTATAGTTATGCTAATGATCCTAACTTTACTGATACCAGTAAACAAGAAACATTCTGGCAGAACATCATTGATGAGTTCTATAAAAAGTATAGTGGACTTGATGCCTGGCACAAAGAGATTGTTGAGAAAGCTAAAAGAGATAGAAAAATAACTATGCCTACAGGGAGGGTATATCATTATGAACCAGAAATAAGATATGGTAAAGCTAAATGGCCCCGCACACGAATCCTTAACTATCCAGTGCAAGGACTCGGTGCTGATTTGATGGCTATAGCAAGAGTTAGTCTAGCTAATAGACTAAAGAAAGTGGAAGGAACTAAGTTAATAAACACTGTTCATGATTCGATTATAGTTGACTTTGATGAGAAACTATGCGATAATAATAGTATAGTTAAGTTAGTAGATGATTGTTTTACGGACATCCCTCTTAACTTTAAAAAGTTATTTGGGGTTGAATTTAATCTTCCTATGAGGGTCGAATGTCAAGTTGGATCTAATTGGGGTAACATGGAGATAGTAAATGCTAATTAATATTGTTGATGTTGGAACACCTAGTACTAAAGCTTCATCTAATGGTAGATCTTACCAAGAGATTGAAATAACTTACAAGACTGAAAATGGTCAAGTAGCTAATAAAAAGCTTATGTCTTTTAGTAACCCATCGGTATTTAATCATATCAAAGGTTTAGCTAAAGGTGAGGTTGTTAATGTAACGACTGTTAAAAATGCCAAAGGGTTTTGGGATTGGACAGGTATTGGTAATGAAGGAGATGCACCAGTGGCTACACAAAGTAAACCAGCAACTGCGCAAGCAGGTGGTAGAGTAACAGGAAGTAACTATGAAACTAAAGAAGAAAGAGCTGCACGACAAGTGTTTATTATTCGTCAGTCATCTCTATCAACTGCAGTAGAGTTACTAGGACAAGGTAAATCTGTTGATGAAGTTATTGCAACAGCTAAACAATTCGAAGCTTATGTATTTAGTAAAGATCCAAACCCTACTAAAGAAGTAAACTTTGATGATTTAGAGGATGACATCCCAGTCTAATGAAAGCACTTATTGATGCTGATATAGTAGCGTATAGGGTTGCTTGTACGCTACAAGATGATGATGCTCAGGACTTTGCGTATGCTAGGACAGAAGATCTAGTTGATCATATCCTAGTTAGTACGGAAGCTTCTGAGTATAATCTTTATTTAACGGGTAAAGATAACTTTAGGTATAGTATATACCCTGAGTATAAAGCCCACCGTCCTAAAGAGAAACCATTCTGGTTAGAACCTATTCGTCAATATCTTATTGCAACATTCAATGCAGAAGTTATTGATGGTATGGAAGCTGACGATGCACTTGGGTTAAATCAAACAGATGATACTGTTATTTGTTCTATAGATAAAGATCTTCTTATGATTCCTGGTAAACATTTTAACTTTGTTAAGAATGAATTCTGTGAGGTTAATGAGTTTGAAGGACTTAAACACTTCTATAAGCAATGTCTTATGGGTGATAGGTCTGATAACATTAAAGGCATAGAAAAGATTGGTACTAAGAAAGCAGATAAAATCTTAGCTGAATGTGAAACAGAACAACATTTGTTTGACGCAGTTAGGAATGCTTATAGTAACGATGAAGAGTTTAAAATGAATGCTCAGGTTCTTTGGATTAGACAAAAAGGAAAGGAAAACTGGTTAGATGCTTATATCAAACTGTGTACAGAATAAAGACGGGTCATTAGACTTTGAGTTTCATGTAGACCCTAAAGAGGCTGCCTTCTTAATGGACTATGCTATCAAAGAACTGGTGCGTAGAGGTGTCTTTGAAGTTGCAACAGATGCCGTTGAACAAGAGTTAGATTTATTCAAACAAGAAGGTGGTCAAATCAATTGATCATCCTTCTTTGGGTAGCTCTAATGATTTTAATTTATGAAGGAGAGTAGCATGAGTAACGGAAACTCACCAGCATTCCCGTGTCAAGATAACAAGAAACAAATTTATACTGGTATGAACCTTAGGGATTACATAGCTATGGAAGCATTACATGCATTCATTGATTCTAATTGGTCAGATGATCCTATAGAATTAGCTAAACAAGCTTATAAGGTTTCAAACGCAATGCTTGACGAACGTGTTAAGTATCCGTAATTACTACTATCATCACTTGGAGTCCTCATGAAAAAACTATTGTTAGTTATTGGGTTATGTTTAAGTACAAGTGCAATTGCTGAAGCTTATAAATATTTACATTACAGATATAATCAAAATGTAATTATAACCATTTCAAATATTGATTGTGTTTTACCTGAACTTAAAAGTTTATACCCTTTAACTGCAGTAGCTACTAGGATTGACGGTAACCGTCTTCTAGCATGTTATACTCACGAGGGTGAAGATGTTGTAATACAATGGTACAAAGGTGATACAAGCAGATTCCCTGCTAATGTCTTTCTTACTAATCCTAAGATAGATGATACTTATAAAAAAGAACCTACACTATAATGGAGTGGACTGATGGCAGAATCAAAGGATTTATTACGTCCGTGTTGCGGGGAGGGTACAGACGTTGGCCTCCTAAATACGAAACGCTCAAAGAAGCACAAACTGGTAAAAAGATTAACGAACTTACTAAGCGCATGGGTATGCACTACAAATGCAAGTCTTGTAAAAACGAGTACCCTGCTAAACAAGTTCAAGTTGATCATATCAAACCAGTGGTTGATGCTAAGGTTGGGTTTACATCTTGGGACGAATTCATTGAAAGACTTTATTGTACCAAAGATAATTTGCAAGTGCTCTGTAAAAACTGCCACGACAAGAAAACTCTAAAAGAAAAGAAACAAAGAGTAATAACAAGTAAAAATAATAAGATAGAACTTTATTAATAAAGGAAATATATGAGTAATACAGTACAAGAATTAGATAAAGTATATTTTATAAAAAAAGCTGTGTCAGAAGGTTTTTGTAATAATATTATTAAAGAATATTCTAAACCAGAAAATAAAAAAGAATTACCATTTATTGGTGAAGGTAGAGATCCTGTTAAAAATATTGACCTTAACATTCGTAATGTATTAAGACTTCCATTACCTATGAACCAAGGTATAGGTGCTACGCTTACTTCATGTGCTTTAAATATAAATCATGCTTATTGGAAATTTGATGTAACACATTCTAATCAAACAGAGTTTCTTATGTATGATGTTAATGGTTTGTATGCAGCTCATGTTGATACAATTCATATGCATAGTAATACAACAAGAAAACTTACTGCAATAGCAATTCTTAATGATGACTTTGAAGGCGGTAAATTTTATATAATGGATGGTGATGATAAGATATATCCATCTCAAGAAAAAGGTGATATAATTGTATTTCCTTCTTTTATAACACATGGTGTAGAACCAGTAATAAAAGGAATGAGATATACGGTAGTAACATGGATGGTAGGTCCATACTTTAAATAGGAGATAAGATGAGTAAAATACTTTTATTAGATATTGAAATGGCACCAAACGTAGCCCATGTATGGGGTATCTGGGATCAGAACATTGGTATCAATCAATTGCAAGAGAGTTCATATGTCATGTGCTACGCAGCTAAATGGCTTGGTAGTAAAGAAATGATGTTCCAGTCTGTAAAAAAGTCTGGTGAAAAGAAAATGCTAGAGGGTATACACAAGCTTCTTGATGAAGCTGATGCAGTTATACACTACAATGGTAAACGTTTTGATATCCCTTCTCTTAATAAAGAATTCTTATTACATGGTATGTTCCCACCAGCACCTTTTAAAGAGATTGATTTATTAACTGTAGCTAGAGGTAGGTTTAGATTTGTATCTAACAAGCTAGACTATGTAGCACAGCAACTAGGGTTAGGTAAAAAGACTGCACACAGTGGTCATGAACTATGGGTACAATGTATGGCAGGTATCCCTAAAGCTTGGAAGACTATGGAAGAGTATAACAAGAACGATGTTATTCTTTTAGAAAAAGTCTATGAACGTTTTAAACCTTGGATTAAAAACCACCTTAACCGTAACCTTATTGAAAACAATGGACTATGTTGTCCTACTTGTACTTCTAAATCTTTCCAGAAAAGAGGGTATAACCTTACTTCTACAGGCAAATACCAAAGATATCAATGCCGTACGTGTGGTAACTGGTTTAGAGATGGTACTAACCTTAAAGAAAAAGGTTCTATAAAGCTTGTAAATGTTTAAAAAAGATGGTATAATAATAATATGACTAAATTTCCAGAACTAAAAAAAGCTATAACTAAACAAGTGGCAGGTACACATTACACTAAGTATGCAATCCAACCTGTTGAGTTTATTACTAAAAACAATATCCCTTATATTGAGGGTAATATTATTAAATACATCTGCCGTTGGCGTGATAAAGGTGGAGTGGAAGACTTAGACAAAGTTATCCATTATGTAGAACTATTAAAAGAATTGAAATCATAACATGCAACTAACTTTAGAAGAGTTAAAAGAACGGCTTGCGGATAGACTGGATGAAATAACTCTTCTAGAGTTACTAAACATTACTTCTTACGATTTGGTAGAAAGGTTTTCAGATCTAATAGAAGATAACTACGATAAACTTCAGAAAGAAATTAACGATGACTACGAAACTGACGAACTATAGTAAGTTTATACATAAGTCTCGATATGCTAGATACATTGAGGCTGAACAAAGACGAGAGTCTTGGGAAGAAACTGTTGATAGACTTGTATCTTATTTAAAGATTAAAACTACTGCTAAGTCTATACCATGGGATGATTTAAAACAATCTATTATAGACCTAGAAGTTATGCCATCTATGCGTCTATTAATGACCGCAGGTGAAGCATGTGACAGAGATAATATCTCAGCTTATAACTGTTCTTATCTTGCTATTAATAACAAGAGAGCATTCTCTGAAGCTCTTTACATTTTAATGAATGGTACTGGTGTAGGGTTCTCATGTGAACGTCAAGAGATTGATAAGTTACCCCCACTACCTAGTACTTTTAAGGAGGTTGATGATGTCATATCAGTTGGAGACTCAAAGCTTGGGTGGGCTAAAGCCTTTAAAAAGCTCTTGTCCTCATTGTGGGAAGGTGACATCCCTAAAGTTGACTATAGCAAAGTTAGACCAGCTGGATCCAGACTTAAAACATTTGGAGGGAGAGCTAGTGGGCCTGACCCATTGCGAAAGTTGTTCAAGTTCACGGTGGATACTTGCAAAGGATCTGCAGGAAGAAAACTTAATAGCTTAGAAGTACATGACATCTTATGTATGATTGGTGAGATTGTTGTAGTAGGAGGTGTAAGAAGATCAGCTCTTATCTCTTTAAGTAACTTAACAGACAAAAGAATGCGTGATGCTAAAACAGGAGCATGGTATAATGATTATCCGTACAGAGGTCTTGCCAACAATTCAGTTGCGTATACTGAGAAACCCGATAGTGAAACTTTCATGGAAGAGTGGGTCAGTTTGGTTAAGTCCAAATCAGGTGAACGAGGAGTATTTAATAGAGTTGCTTCTCAAAATCAAGCAGCAAGATGGGGACGACGAGATCCAACTCTCAGCTACGGAACCAATCCATGTTCAGAAATTATCCTCCGTGATAAACAGTTCTGCAATCTTACGGAAGTGGTTGTACGGGAAAAAGATACCAGAGATTCCTTACTTAGAAAAGTTAAATTAGCTACAATCTTAGGTACTATACAGTCTACACTCATAGACTTTCAATTCTTATCTGAAGAATGGAAAAAGAATACTGAAGAAGAACGTTTACTAGGAGTGTCATTAACAGGTATCATGGATTGTAAAGTAACTAGCAATCCTGATCCATTATTATTAGAGGAATTACGTGATGCTGCGAGAGAGACAAACAAACAACTTTCTAAGGAACTTGGTATACCTCCTTCTGCTTCTATCACTTGTGTTAAACCCTCAGGTACCGTATCCCAGTTGGTTGATAGTGCTAGTGGCATTCATGCTAGACACAATGCTCATTACATACGAAGGGTACGTATTGATAAAAAGGATCCTGTATACTCGTTCCTCAAGGAAAAAGGTTTCCCAGTGGAAGACGAAGTGTTTCGCCCTGACTCGACAGCTGTGTTCAGCTTTCCGATAAAAGCCCCTAAGGGTGCTATAACTCGTAATGATATGACTGCTATAGAACAACTTAACTTATGGTTAATCTATCAACGTCATTGGTGTGAACACAAACCTTCTGTAACTATTACAGTAACAGATAATGAATGGCCTGAAGTAGGTGCATGGGTATGGAAATACTTTGATGAGGTTAGTGGTATTAGTTTTTTACCACATTCAAATCATACATATCAACAAGCACCATATGAAGACATTACAGAAGAGCAGTACAAAGAATTAGCATCCAAGATGCCTAGTGATATTAACTGGGAAGATCTTATTGAAAAGGATGATAATACCGAAGGGTCCCAGACACTAGCGTGTACTGGTGGAAGTTGTGAGATAGCATAATGGAAGTATCAATTAAACCTATATGCGGTGTATCACTTGGTTTTGAGTTAGTTGATACTAAATATATACCAGAGTTAGACGACGATGGTTCTTATTTAGTATTAGAACTTCTCATATTTAGAGTAGTAATTACATTAACATAAGGAGATAGTATGAATTATGATGGCGTGCAAGTAAATAAAGTATCAAATGGTTACATTGTCAATGCAACAAAACTTGATGTTCTGACCAAAACACAGGATAACAAGATTGCAATCTTTGCAACCTTTGATGAAGTACTAGCCTTTCTGAAGGGCTAATTGTAGTAGGGGGAGTGCAACGCTCCCCTTTTTTTATTCTATTATAAGTTCTATAGTCTTTTCTAATTCCATCTTATCAAACAATGGATCAAAAGCAATCTTAGAATTACCAATAAAATCTTTCCCTGCCCACGTAGTACCCAATAGTATACACCCTTCAGTGTCCGCACTAGAGTTTCCTGTGTGGATACGCACACCCTCAAATCCAGGGACATTTAATACATGAGGTAGTCTGCGCTTAAAACGATTAGAAACATCAATAATGACAGAATAAGTGCCAGTAGGAATAGCTGTTTGTCCATTTATCTTTTCCCCTTTAGGTCTAACTGTGTCTTCTAAAGTGTAACAATAAAACGTACCATTAACATATAGTTTACCTACAGTGTAAGTTTTAGCAAATTCAAATCTTTTAATTGATAATCTCATTATGTAGCCTGTGTTTGTGCAGTTAAAATTCCGTTAACAAAAGTCATACTACCATTAGCACCAAGAGTAGTAAGTTTAGCTGTAGTAATAGTTACAGATAAACCACTTCCTAACCCTAAGTTAGTCCTAGCTGTTGCTGCTGTAGTAGCAGCAGTACCTCCATTAGCAATAGATAAAGGCAATGAAAGTGCAGTTAAAGTTGCATATTGGGTAGCATCTAAATGGTAATACTCAGTACCACCTACATTACCACCTTGTAATCCTTGTAATGTATTGTGAGCTCTTGTTTGGATACTAGTTAAGTTAGACCCTGTAAAGTTTAAACCTGTATAAAAGATTTGTCCTTGAGATCCACCTAAACTTTCCCATAGGTTAAAGAACCACTCTCTCCATTCATGAGTGTTTCCTACAGGTTGATTGGGTATTGGTGCTAATCCTTGTGCCATTAGAAGCCTCTTAATTGTCTTTCAAGTCTACGTCTAAGTGAATCTTTAGCTGCCTCACGTTTACGTTTCTCAGTAGAAACATATTGAGCAGCTGTTGGAGATTCAATATCAATTTGACGAGCAGCCATTGCACTATATCCTTCACCTGTCTTATCAGACTCAGCACGTAATGCTTGGCTAGCCATTGGTAATTGCATACCAACATAACGAGTTATATCAGATGCTAGGGTTACAGGATCACTTTGTGGGTTATAAATAGCTTGACCATTATACCAATTAGTATTCATACCAAGTTGTACTAAACCACTTAATGCTGGGTTCCATGTAAATACAGAGTTCATAGCTGCGGCAGGAGACTTAGCTCCTGATACTACATCTTCCATAGCATGTACTAAATGGTAAGGACCTGCACGTCTAAACTTAGCTTTATCATTATCAGTCATTGATTTAGCCATCATATCCATTACTGGGTATAAAACTGCTAAAGCAACAGCAACAGCTGCGGCAGAATCTATACCTTGTTTAAACTCTTTAACACCTGCAGCTCCTTTACGTATAGCACCAACCTCACGTACCATGTTAACCAAAGACTTAACCATACCATAGTGGTAGCGACTAAACACTGAAATGTTAGGGTTTTGCATAATATAACTTAAACCTCTACCTACATTCTCCCCAACAACTTTCTCACCAATCATTGATGGAAGTCTATAGTTAGGCATATGTCGTTCTGCATAAGCAATAGCTTCAGGGTGTGACAGTCCTTTAGTTTCCATTATCTCTCTAAGATATTGCATATACATAATATCACGAGTAATCCACATAGCTCTGTTAGATTGTTTAGAGATACCATTGTATAGTTGTTTAAGAGATACACCCATATCATTAGCTAGTTCTTTAAACTCACCAGTCTTAGAGAATTCATGTAAACCTTTACCAAATAGTGCTTCTTGAAATGCAGTAGCTCTTGTACCAGGTGATAATAAAGAACCACCAAGTCTAATTGTTTCTTCATAGAAATGTGATAAATTAATTACATCATTAGCAGCTTCTTTTGTATACTTATGGAACCTAGCAATACCACCTGGAGTTACCCAACCTGATAATCCACGAGCATTATACAAGTGGAATGCTTCGTTTAACATGTGGGCTATAGGGTTAACCATCATGTTTTTAACAATGATGTTAGTTAAATTAGTTAACACAGTAGGATCCCATACTCTAGCAAAATCATTAATAATGTTAGCTACTCGGGTAGGGAACATGTAACCAGCTAATGCTGGGTACTTCTGTACATTCTTAGGTACAACGTAACCTTCAGGTACTTCTTGTAGTTTACCATCTACATGAGTAGGTAAAGCAATGTCTTTCATCATAGGAGATGCCATAAGTTCTTTAAGGAATAAATCTTGACGTACTTCCTCACGAACTTCTTTCATCTTTTCAAGTAGTACAGCTAAAGAGTTTCTATTATAAGTTATAGGGGCATTAGTTTCAAGTTCTTCAATAGAACCTTGAGCTAACTTACCACCTAAAAATGTATCACCCTCACGTAACATCTCTGCCCTGGGTGGCATTTTACCCATAGATATAGCTTTTTGATTTTCCCATTTCCAGATTTTACCATCTTTAGCTATTTGAACTACATCACGAGTACCATTAGCATTTTCAACTACCCAAAATGAACGGGTCTTAGAAGCACTTGATAGTTTACCCAAGTTAGGATCAAATCCACCTTCTAGTTTACCACCTAGTTCAGCAAAAGTATTCTTAATTTTACCAAAGAAATTAGGATCTTCATAAGTACCATTCTCTTGCATAGCTTTAATTTGTTCACGAGTTAATGGGTTCATCATTCTACTAAAGAAGAATTTACCATCTCTCATTTCACCAAGTTGATTAGCAAGCTCAGGGTTAATATTCTTAAGGTACTCATAACCTTTAGTAAGTTCAGCAATTAAAGGTGCATAATATTTATCAAAGATTGCTTGTTCAGCAGCATTTAAAGGCCTAGGGTTAACACCTTCTAAATGCATTCTAATATTGTTTTGCATTTCAGGAGTTAAGTTATCATTCTTAATAGCTAATTCATAAATCTTAGCAGCTCTAATCTCATCAACCATTTTAGCATTAGCTGATATAAATGCAGCATCTGCTAATTCTTTTTCATTAGTAGGGGTAGGTGGTAGTCCTAAACTATCCATGTTATAAAATGGATTAATAGCTGCTTCTTCCATAGCAGTATTGTTTAGATAGCTTTCATAAGCTTTATCTAAATTAGGTACTTTAGATTCTTTATCAATAGCTCTATAAGCTTCTAATGTAGGCTCAGCATTCTTATAGTTTTCAGTAAGAAGATTTCTCATCTCTTCTACTGTAGATCTGTCTTTAGCATACTCTTCTAATTTAACATCATCATTTAAAAGTTCTAAACGTTTAGCTTGATCTTGTTCTAATTGAGTTATTTTAACTTGAACATGGCGATCACTTAAACCTTTAGTTTCCATTTCAGATTTAATTCTATCAACTTCAGTTTGAATTTCAGGAGTAAGAGCAGGTTCTTCACCTTCCATTACTTGCATTTTAGATTTAAATACATCTTTAGGTTCTTGATGCTCAGTCTTAACTCTTTGAAGTTTAAAATCTAGATATGATTGAAAGTCTTTAAAAGCAGTGTCTGGTAAATTATATAATTTAGTCCACTCTTTATTAGCAAACTCACTGGCTAGGCCATCATAGTTTACTTCAATAGTTGGTTTGTTTTCAGTAGCTACAGTTTGACGTTTAGTTTGTAAAGCTTCAATAATGTCATTTGGAGTAGTATTAGCTTCAACTTTAATTCCATTTTGTTTAGCCACCCTTCGTAAGTTATTAGTCATGAATGATGGAACACCACCTTCATTAACAGATTTTAATAAATCATCAGCTTCTCTTGTTAGATTAGATTTAGTTTCAGTCTTAACTTCATGTACTCTAACAGTGTCTTGATTAGTATTACGAGTTTGTTGGTGTGTATCTACTTCACCTTCGGTGATACCATGACGAGTAGCATAGTCAATTTTAGACTCTTTACGTAAGTCTACGATTGGAATCTCATCTACTTGTTTAGGTATAAAGAATTCAGAACCTCTAATCCTACTAATAATATCTTCTACTTTTTCTTTTGGTTTAAAGTTTACATTTTCAAATGATACAGCTTTACCAAGACGAGTTTTGTCGCCACTAACTAATGGCATCATCATACCACTAATTAAGATACGTGTAGGATCAAACTCACCCTGCACTGCTTGTGATACACCTTCAATACCTGCACCAAAACCAGCTGCAACTAAAGGTTCTGTATATGTTTTTAATGATTTAATTTTAGAATAGTCACCAGTTTTAGCTAAATTATAAGCTTCACCAATTTCTTTACTAGCAGCTTTAGATAAACCAAACCCACCATATAAACCAAAGGGTAAAAATCCACCTACCATAGCTGCTGTAGGATGTTGTGCTTCCCCTTGTTCTAGGGTTTTGTTAATAGCTTCTGGGAGTAAATTCTTCTGCACAGCACTAGCACCAGTATGAGCTCCTATAAAGGTACCAATACGTGCTGCAAGGTTAACTGCTAAAGGTACTAGTGCTAATGAAGCACCACCAGTTTCAGGAGCTAGGGCAGCTCCAACAATCTCTGATACTCCGTAACCAATACCCGTAGGTATAACTTCTTTTAAAGCTGTTTGACCTAGTACTCTTAGAGCACCTTGTTCTTTGACTGGTTCTGCTGGAGGTGCCTGAGTTGCGGGTTGACCTTGAGGTTGTTGAGGCATTTGACTTGCAATAGTATCTAAATGACTAGCATACTGCTCAGCTAAGTCTCTTCTATTAGAAGCTAGTAAACCTCTAAGCACTCGATCATTAAGTTCTTTATTAGGTATTTGTTGTTTTTCATAGAGACCATCAAGACCCTTAGTAAAATCAACTGCTGTATCATAATGTTTATCTTTTAAAGCTCTAAGAACATTATCATTAAACTCTCTATTAAAAGGTGTTTGATTTATAGGGGCAGGGGTTGGTTGTTGTGGTTGATTAAACTTAAACTTGTTAGGATCATACCCAAACTTTTGAGGAATAGATTGTGGTAAATCTGTAAGAGGTGCAGCTACATCACTAGCTACATTAGGATTTGTATTAGCTGCTACTTGTATAGGTAAAGTATTAACAAACACAGAGGATGCTTGTTGTTGCCCTTGAGGAGCATACATTTTTTCTTGATCTTGATGAAGGGATTGAGCATAAGTGTTAGCAGCATCAACAGTTTTAAATTTACCTAAGTGTTGACCAGATGATTGATAAGATTTAATAGCTTCATTATCAGACATAATACGACCATCATTAGATACAGTAGGAATAAGTACTTCATTTTTACCATCATTAAAAGACATACTACGAACTGTACTTATAGAACCATCTTTGTTTTGTACAACAGGTCTTTTAGTAAGGTCAATATTACCTTGTTCTACAGTATTTTGAGCAACTTGAATAGGTGCTACTGGAAGAGTAGCTTGAGGTGGTTGCTCTTGAGGAGCCCCAGCAAAGTTTTGTAATGAATTAGTTTTAGTAGGTGTAGCAAATGCAAGTTGATTTTGAAATCTACGGTCTTGAATACCTTGATTAAATTTACCATCAACTAAATTATATTCAGGCATTTTAGCCGCAATCTCTTCATCAGAACGATTGCCTTTATCAGTTAACGCTAAGAAGTTCTTTTGACCAGTGTTGTAGTGAAAGTCTACTAAACTATAAACCTGTGAGTCATTCCAATCATAACCTTTAACCTTAGCAAAGTTACGAACAAATTTCTCACGAGTATCTAAATCTTTAAGTAGGGCTTCTTCTGCCCTAGCATAAGTAATAGTATCTTTAGGTCCAGAAGCTTTAGTACCAAATCCTATAGAATAATGATCACCATCTTTATAGGCTTTTTTACTAAAACCCTCTCTATCTTTAACAAACTGAATAAGTTTATCTTTAGTGAGGGCTTCACCTTCTTTTAAAAAAGGATCTTCTGTAAATTGAGCTGGAGTTGCCATTTAAGATTTAGTAAGAGCTTCTAATTCTTTTTGAGCTTTTAATAACTCTTCTTCTTGAGCCTGTCGTTTTTTCTTACCTGTTAATACTTCTTTAACAGCTTCTCTATTTTGTTTAGCTTTAATAGAGTTTTGTTTTCTTCTTTCAAGGTCAGACTCTGTTTCCATTCCAGGATTTAAAGACTTTTGTCTAGACTCAATAATAGCTTTTAATTGTTTTATTCTAAGTTCTTTAGCTGCCTTCTCTTTAGTAAGTTCTGTACTAGTTTTAGCAGGTGGTGTTTCTGGGTTATAACCACCAGCAGTATCATCAGACTCTTTACCTTTTAATATACCAGAAGAATAAAGTGTATTTACAGGTTTAACAGGAGTTGCACCTGGTTGTGGATTAACTGCAGCTGGGGCTGCTCCTGGTTGTACATTAGTAGCTACAGGTTGTGTTTTAATAGTAGAAGAAGATTCAATTCCCATGTTAGGAACTGTTACATTTATACCCTTACTATTTAATACTTTAGCAGAATCTTGAAGAAGTTTTAAGTTAGCTTCATAAACAGGTTTTAAAGCCTCTTTATCTTTTTCATTTATTGTAGAATTTATACTATTAATAGCTTGATATTGTAACTTAGTCAATTCAGCTGTACGGGTAAAGGATGAAGTAAATTGTTCACGGTTATCTTTATTTATAGCTAAGGCAGTATTAATTTTATCAAGGGTTAATCTTTCTTGTTTAATAGCAAGTTCTGAATTCTCAAATACAGATTTCTGAGCAGTTGCTGCTTGTCTAAGACCAAGTTCAGCTTTTTCTAACACAGTACCAGAATTCTTTTCTAACATTTTTAATGTTTTAATGTTCTCTCTAGGGTCTAAACTAAAAGGTATTTTACCAGTATAACCTAAGTCTTCTTTAGCACTTGTCATAGTATCTAAGAAAATCTTATTAACATCAGCATTTGGCTCTTGAATTGCTTCTAAAGCATTACTAGCCATGTCACCTACTTTTTTAGATAGGGCAGCCATTGTTGTAAACTTTGTATGATCAGCTTGAGCTAGTGTAAGCTCTGCTGTAGCTACTTTACCTTCATACTCTAAGGCTGCTCTAGCATTACCACTTTGTTGAAGTTTTCTAATGACTCTCATATTATACTCATAAGCGTCTTTAGCTAGATCTGCAGCAATAACTTTTTCATTTAAAGTATTTAACACTTTAGGTTTAACAGAGTCTTGAGTAGTTTCTGGCTTATTAACAGCAAGATCTGCAAGATTATTTACTTGTTCATTTTTACCAGTAAAAGGTCTATCTTGAAATTGATCAGTTGTATCTTGTTGCATTCTAAGAGTGTCAGCTTGGGTAGGTTTCTCACCTTTAAAAGAAGCAGTAGTACCATAGTTACCTATTAATGTTTGAGCTGTAGCAGGGTTAGCAGAGGTATTAGGTTCTGGCTCATAGTAACCATTTGTATCAATACCAGGAGTTACCTCTTCACCCGGACGAGACATATAACCAGGAGGTGCTGTAGGCACTGTGGTTTGTATAGGTTTATTACCTACTTGATACCCTCTAAGTCCTATTGAGTCACCTTGTTGGTAAACACTAGGATTTACAGGCTCTGCAGACATTGTATCAACAGGTTTAGAAGACTCGACAAGCTGTCTTTGTTGATCTTTAAAGTCTTTTTCTTTTTGTATTTCTTCTTGAACTAATTTACCAGCGTCATCAATAGACTGCTCAAAACTTCTTTGTCTAAAGGCAGCAGCCATCTGCTGTCCTAATACAAAACCTTCACCAAATGATTGTGCCATAATTATGTTCCTTAATTAAATAGGTAGTTTAGAGTAGTCTACAACATAACCAGTATTAGTCATATGTACTACATGTTTATATTCAGGCATCTCAAGAAGATCTTGAGCCATAACACCAACTGATTTAATATAAGACCAGATATAATTAAAACTATATATTTTAATACCATTAATAGTATTAATATGTTTAATATTAGTTTTAAGATTTTTATCAGACGAATTAAATAAACCACCAGGAGCTAATAGAGCACCTCCAATTGTACCAAGCATACCAGGTATTTGGCTTGCTCCTTGGGAAGACGACTGAGTTGAGTTTGCTACCAAACCAGCACCAGAAGCTGATACAAGATTAGCAACTTGTTTTTGAAGGTAATCACCAGCATATTGATTTTGGAAGTTATTAATAGCTAAGTTTTCATAACCATTGGGACCTACCCCAGTAGAAGCAAACCTTCTTTGAAGGCCCTCTTGACCCATTTCACTACCTAGCATAAATCCTGGTTGACTTTTAATATAATCAAGAGACGGACCTCCTCCTAAGAGTAAGTTACTTAGGGCTTCTTCATAAGGAGCTCTTGCTCCCACACCAAAAAAGTCTACAGGTGTAGAAGTAGAAGTAGAAGAACCACCCCCACCTTTACCACCACCATAGAAAGTAAAAGACTCTACGAGAGTAGTTACCCAATTAAATAAGTTAAACATCTTGTACATTGTTAGTTCTCCAGAGGTAATTCATAAAATATAAAACGTTTAGTATAACCATAGTTAGCCCAGACTCTTTCCCAACCAGGACGTCCATAGCTATCAATTAACTTACAACCATTATCTTTACCAAACTGTTGCACTAGTTTAAGCATAGGTTCTTTCCATGTTTCAAAGTCAACCCCTGCTAAGAAGTGTACAGTTAAAGCTGTCATCCTAGGGTATTTAATTACTTCAGTAACTACAGCACCATAAATCTTTTTATCATCAAAAGCAATCCAAAGTTGTTGAGGTTGCTTTAGTAATCCTTCTTTAATATCTTCAGCTTCAAATCTACCATAAGTATATTTAGCTGCTCTTTTCATGTAACCTTCTATATGAGGCCAAACCCGTTCAACATCTTTTGTGTCTACAATAGATACTTGCATAAACTATTCTTGTTTTAAATCCAATCTACCATTAATATTAAATTCTACTTTTTCTAAACGGAAAGGGTTATTTCCTGTATAAAGATACTCATAAGCTCTACGTCTAAATCTACCAAGTTGATATAAACAAGGTTTCTGTAAGTTTAATTGTACTTGTCTATACTGAGACCAATTAGTATAATCATCTTCAGTATGTCTAACTTGCATTACATCATTAATGTTATCACCAAACATGGTTAAACCATACCCAGTTTTAAAAGCATAAGTATCAAAATCCATACGATCAGTTACAATACGCATTCTAATAGGTCCAAAAGGATCTACATAGTTATTAGGACTTAAGGTAAACACTAAACCATTAACAGCATCTAATACATAGAAGTTACCACTATTAAATGGAAACTGTACTACAAAAGAACATTCAAAGTAGTTTTCACCACCACCAATATAGTCTTTACTTGTAGTCCAATAGTGCCATTCTTTTTCATTTATATCAAATACAAGTGTAACATTTTGATCTGTTAGTACAAGTCCATATAAAGTATGTCCTGCAATTTTATATAACCAAGAGTATGTACCTGATAAATCACTAGCGTTTAGAAAGTTCTCAACTGCTTTAGTTGATACTTTTATAGGAGATAGTCCATCTAACATAAAAATACCTCTACCACCTTCAACTACAGTTCCCATCCAAATTAAAGTTTGTTCTGGATTTTGTATTGAGTTACCATCAGCACAACCTATTTCCATATGAGCTGATTGGTTAATACTTAATACTGACCCTGCGGCATTACCAGCATCATAGAAAAAATCAGCTGTCCACTCTTTAAAAGCTATAACATAGTTAAGATGTCTAGCAAGTGCTTTACCTTTGTCTGCTTCTGATACTGCTGAAGTGTAGTTTAAAGGTCCCCATATATTTGGGTTTTCATTATCAGATTGAAATATCTGACCTTTAGAGTCCATAGCAAATACATAACCATCAAGGTATACTAAACCTGGGACAGGGTTTGTAGGAAATGAATTTAAATAAGGAGTAACTACTGCACCACTACCAGCACCTGAAAGTACAACAGCTAATGTTCCAGCATAATTAGATCCATTAGAAGTTAAAGTTACACTTGTTATTGTAGATCCATCAGAAATATAAGTACCAGCTGCACCAGAGCCACTAATAGATCCTGTAACTGTAAAGGTACCTGTAGTAGATGTATACCCAGTACCACCGCTAACTAAAGTAACTCCTGCTACTTGTTTATTTATTACAACAACAATTCCTGAGGAATTCATTGAGTACCCTGTTACTTGGTCATGAAAGACCATATAAGGACGGGGTGCTGTTGTAGCTAGAGTATTAACCCAACTAACGTTTTGCCCACTCATACCTGTAAGTAATTGAGTTGAAGTACCTCCAGTAATACTATATAAATATGTACCAGCTGCTGCATATAAATTATTATTATAAGTCCAAAGGCCATTACCATCAATGGGTAGTGCAGGAGTAATTGTATATGCAGCTTTACCTGGACGTTTAATAGCTAAAGTAGCCCCACCTGGCATAGTTTCTTTAAAACAATTAACCATCTTAGCATCTTTGCTAGTATCATTGGTACGTTGTTTTATAGGTGTTGTTAACGGGACATTAACAATAGGCATTAACGGAAACTCCTATTAAAGCCTGATCTTACATCTGGTTGGAAGAATGTAGAAGTCCATTCAATATCCCAATCCATTAATTCATTCTTAAGAACATTTGCTTTTTGTTCGTAGTACTGTTTATCAGTTAGAGTCTTTTCATAATCTGATGCAAGCTCTGCAACTAGACCCCATTTGAGAGCTAAAAACCACTCTGAAGGGAAATCAAAGTTCTGGTTAGCTGATGTAATGTCTTCAATAGGTGTCTGTACAAATAAATGTAAATCATAGTTTGTAGCAGTAAAAGTATTAGGAGTTAAGAATACACTTAGTTCTCCATAGTCTCTCCAAGGTTTATAGTAAACAGTGTTTACGTTACCTTGTGATTGTTTAGCACCCAAGATATTATACTCTTGTTGTGAGATAATAGTCATTGGCATATCTGTAAATACACTTAAAAGTGAATCTACTGTAACTGTACAGGGTGTAGTAAAAGTACCACCTTGCATTGTTAATACATCACCTACAGCATAACCACTACCACCAGTGTTAGCAAGCATTACACTTGTAACAGTAGGACCAGTAAATGTTAAGTTAAATGTAGCACCAGAACCTGTACCTCCAGTAGAAGATACAGCATTAGTTGGTTGTACTGTATAACCTGTACCACCAGATGTTAAAGAGATTTTACCTACTGAGTATGTAGCATTAGATAAGTTTCTTAAATAACATTGAATAAGTCTTAAAGGTTTAGCAGCATTATAATTATAAGATGCTGAAGGTCCAATAGTATAAGAAGTTTGATTAGGAACTAAAGGTAGTGTATACTCCTTAATAGTCCATAGTTTAATACCCTCTGACTGCCATTTCTTTAAAATAAGATTTAAAGAGAAAGAAGCATTCTCTAAAGCATTAGGCCCAGGTGTAGCACCTTCTTCTAGTACTGCTAAACTACGTAGAGCAGCCTCAATAATCTGATCTCTGGTAACGGTAAATGTAGTAGTACCTGAAGTAGCCATATTATTCCTTAGTTTTACCTAATAGTTTTTGTATTGTCTTAGTTTCGTAAATACGAATTAAAGTCCAAACAATTGTAAATAAAGCAGCTATTGCTGGTAGCACTTGCATTATAGTTCCTACTGCTGTTGCAATAGATGCTGTATCTATTACATGTTTAGTTGATTCTTGTAAATGTTCCATTATAAGTCCTTAGGTTCCCAGCCGTATATCTCGGCTATTTGATATGTTAGTTTATAGAAGTTTTTGTTATGGAGTTCATATCGTTTACCCTGAAGGTATAAAATAAGATGCACCATTTCATGTGCCATTGTTTTCTCTAGGGTTTGGAGTAGACTCATCTTACTTGTACTCATGGTAATACAGTGAGGTTCAGGTGAATAAGACCCATACATTTCAGGATCATCTACAACTAAAAACTCTATCTCGGAGGGTCTGGGTAACTTATATTTGTTGAAGGGAGGAAGTTCACGTAACATTCTGTAAACTGCCTTACACGATTCAACTGTTATAAGGTTCATTTCTTTTTAATATAGAATAGGCTACGTTCACCAAAGAGGTAGAATCCTACTGCCGAAGCAAAGTTATCTACCTCAGGAGTTGATGTACCAGATACATGCATATATACCCATGTAGAAAGCACAAGAAGGCCTATTAGAGGCCTCATTAATCTAACAATAGCTTCTACCCAAGGGTATGAAGAATTACCTGCTCCAGCATCATTCATAACCTTAAAGAACTCTAAGTCGATGTTCTTCATCTGAGCATACTGTTCTATAGTAGCAGGTTTAAACTGATCAGGTGCTACAAACTTGTTAATAAGGGACTTACCCAAGTCCATTACTACAGGAGCAAAAGCTGATAATATTGTTATTGGATCCATTAGTTATCCTTTATTATTGAATTGATGCTTCCCATTCGTCACCATCTACATACCAACCAAACATCCACATAATTCTTAAATCACCAATTTGACCTATTACTTTTTCTACTGAATGTTCGTGTTTTGATACAAGATACTGCATCATATCACCTTTTTTAAGTTGATACGATTCACCGTTAACCCAAATTAAACCACCTTTAGTTTCAGATGTAAGTATATTGCATCTTAAAGTATGCTTTGGTTCTTGATTATCTACAGGGTCTTTATGTAAATATACATCACCATCAGGCATTGTAGCACTTACCACAACACCATCTTTTCCATGTATGTGTTTAGGTTCTGCCCATTTAGTTAGATTAAATTCTGTTTCTATTTGTTTATGAATATCTTTAACTAATTGTGGATATTCGTAGTTTTGTGATAGTCTAGTTGTATATCTAAAAGGTGTAGTGTATGTCTCTTTTGTATGCCAATTGCCTGTAATTCCATGTTCAATATTGCCTTTAGCTATATTGCCTCTTACCCAAGCATTTAATAATTCACATTTATCATTATCTAAATAGTTAGGAATAACATTAACTATCTTCATTTTATAACATATCGGTTGGTAATAATTCTTTACCTTGAATTTCTATTAAAGGTGTTACGCCAGCTGGAATATCTGCTGGATCAATAATATCACCAACATCTTCTCCATCTCTTAATGCATGGATACAATAAACAATAGTATCATCTTCAAGAGCTACCATGCCATGTTCATACCCACCACCAATAAAAATAATATGAGGTGCTACAAAAACTGTTTCTTTATCATTTACAGAAACTTTAACACTACCTTTTGCTAATAAAGTTTGATGACTAAATGTATGTTTATGTCCTTCATTAATATCTCCAGCTTTTACAAAGTGCATTTGTTTAACCCATGTATTTGCAACAATACTAATCTTTGAATCGGGACAAGCCATTTTATCTTTTCCTTATTTTGTAACTGTTAATGAAGCTATTAGGTTTTCTAATTGTTTAATTTTTGTAGTTAATTCTGTTCTGCTTAATGTGTCCCCATTATTATACTTACCAAAAGATGTTGATGGAATTTGATTAGTATTAACAATAACTGCATTAGGATCAACATAATCTTTATCTGCTAATTCTATTAATTGTGTGTTTATATTATACATATAATCAACATCATTAATTGTATCGTCACATTCAATCCATTTTAAATCAGGGTGAACTTCAAATATAACATCTGAAATCTGAGCTATTCGTTTACCATTGTAATAATTAACATTATTATCTATTAAAGCGTATTTCATAATTTATCCTTTTAATATTCAACAACTACAACACCAGCACCACCAGCACCACCTGGTTGAGCAGGAGATTTACCTTGGCCATCACCACCTTGACCATATCTTCCATACCCATAATTTGGTCCTAAAATTCCTATAGAAGAATAATAACTAACATTTCTATTTCCAGCATCTGCAGCGTTGCCATTTGCTGTTGAGAAAACAGTATTATTATTAAGTGTTGATCCTGTTGCTTGTCCACTTCCCATTTGAGTTATAGGTTGATAGGATCTACTATTTCCAGCAACCCCTCCTGTGCAAGATAAATAAGCTCCAAAAGATGATGTTCCTCCAGTGCCACCACTACCATTAACTGCTCCAGCAGTACCTCCAGCCCCTACTGTAACTGTTACTGTTCCACCAGAAGTTAATCCTGTAAACCAACCTATACCAACACCACCCCAACCACCCCAATATCCTTGCTGGCTAGCTGTGTTACCACCAGCGCCTCCACCACCACCACCAATAACTGTAACTTTAACAGCAGTTACGCTAGTGGGCACAGTGAATGTACCTGACGATGTAAAAACTTGAACTCTTGGACCTGGTAAACCGCCACCTGCGGCTGTTTGGAATGTTGGTAAAGCACCAGCACCATTAGAGGTTAATACTTGACCAGATGTTCCTACTGAAGCAATGGATTGATGAGCTCCTGTAGAAGTTGTACCACCACATTGAACAGCATAAGCTGTTGCACTAGCAGAACCTGTTCCGCCTTGTGCTAC